GATGTCGTTTATTAGTTTTGTTCTTTGGGCCGTAGGATTTTTGATATAGTGAGCTTCGTCAACGACCACCAAATCAAAATTGGCAGCAATAACTTGCGATTCATCTTTTTTCTTAGTGTCATGAAAGTTTTTGATAATGTCGTAGTTTATGATTACAAAATCGTGTTCGGTACTAAAAGTTTTCCCTTCAGATATGAATATCGATCTGTCTGAGTAATTTTCAATTTCTCGTTTCCAGTTAATTTTAAGAGTTGCTGGACAGATAATAAGAATCTTTTTTGCCCCCGTCTCTAATGCTGCAATAATAGTGGAGGTAGTTTTTCCCAAACCCATATCATCGGCAAGAATAAATTTTTTATTCTCTACAAGTTTTTGAACAGCTTCTTTTTGATGATGGAGTGGGGGTCTGTGAGAATATTTTTCGTAATCTATCACAACATCTTTAACTGAATTGTCTTTAATGATTGCGGCTTTTGGTAACCAAAAATCGTGGAGTTCTTCACTTTCAAAAACTTTACCCCAAATGTGAAATGCTTTTTCCGTATCACACAATAATTTTTCCACCCATACTTTATCGGGTATTAGGGTATATAATTTATCATCAGCTAACTTTTTGGCAAAGTATGCATCTAATATGACCCACTTCTTTGCAACTTTTGGTTGGTTGTTGTGGTTATTGATAATATACTCAGATTGGCTTCTTGTTGGGTAGAATCTTTTATTTATTTGTGACTTTCGTTTAAGTTCAAGTAAATAATTATTTCCACCTTCATAAGATTCCAATAGTAATAATGCTTTCGATTCTAGACTTACATCCATCTATAAGAAAAATATTTGGTTAAAATATAGTTATAAAGTGAGTATTTATCAATATATAGGAAACCATATAATATAATGGCAGAAAAATTAGTTCCAATAACAAGATTAGGTAAATTCTTCGGTGCTGAAGATTATAGTTTAGATATCGGCATGGGCGAAGAATGGTTGATAGGTGATATGAATTTCACTATAGTACTTTACCGTATTGATAGAAGAAAGACAAAAACTGATGATGTTTATGGTGAGGTATTAGAAGACGGGATTCAATTTCTTGCACCTGTTGAATTGAAGGGATTGGTTCAAGTGATGGCACCTGCTCATAAAAATCTTGGAAACTCCAAAGTAGAACAACAAGAGCCAGGTAATATGAAGTTCAGTATCTACCAAAAAACTTTGGATGATATGGGTGTAGAGATATTTATGGGGGATTATTTTGGATACTATGAGTCGGAAGACCGAGTTAGGTATTATGTGGTTGCAGATGATGGATACGTGAAATCCGATAATAAACATACATATGGTGGATACAAACCTTTTTATAGAAGTATTGTTGCCACTTATGTAAGTGAAAACGAATTTAGAGGAATATAATGAAATATATTATAACAGAATCGCAATTAAATAAAATTATGGAAGTAATCTCCAATGGTGAGGTTATTTGTGATAATTGCGGTTGGTCGTGGGAATTATCTGATGGAGGTGATGACCCATATACTTGTCACAAATGTGGACACAATAACTCTGAAGATTTAGACGAAAAATAAAATGCCGTTACCAAAACAAGTTAAACCTACATTACCTTTAGTTCCGAAGAAAACTTTGTATGCAAGAAGAGAACAACTTCTTGAGTTTATAAACAAAGATGGAACTTATTTACCAAAGTCAGTATTACATGCTGATTTGGATAGAGGTATGTTAGATTTTGTCAAAGAAGATCTTCAAGTTGTAACCGCAGGAAAAATAATTCCGATGGTTGACATTATAATCACAACACAAAATTGGTCTCAATATGTTGAAACGGCATTATTTACCAACTTGGATTTCAATCCTGAACCTCCATTCATAACAGTTGTTAGACAACCTGAAGTTAAATTCGGAACGAATCCATCATTACAATATACAATACCAAATAGAAAACAATTTTATTACGCTTCTGTACCAACTTGGAATGGTAATGAACAGGGTATGGACATTTACACAATCCCTCAACCTGTACCTGTTGACATTAATTATAGTGTTAAAATCATTTGTAATAGAATGAGAGAACTTAATCAACTCAATAAAATTGTGATGCAAAAGTTTTCTTCAAGGCAGGCATATACTTTTATTAAAGGTCAATATGTTCCTATTGTCTTACAAAATATATCAGACGAGTCACAAATGCAAGTTGATGCGAGGAAATATTTCATTCAGAATTATGACTTCACTATGTTAGGTTATTTGATTGATGAAGAAGAATTTGAAGTTAAACCTGCGATTGCTAGAGTTGCTCAAATTATGGAGTTGGACAACACAGTGTTAAAGAGAAGAAGACCAAAGTTTCCTGAAAACCCTGATGAATTTTTATCTAACTTTTTATACATAGCCGGAAATAACACTTTGAGTGAAATAATTGATTTCAGAGCAAACATGTCTTTGATTGGGTCGACCAATGTCGATAGTTTCGATGTATATATAAATGGAGATTATTTTGGTACCGATGTTTCTGAAATTCAAATCACCACAAATGATATCTTGAGGATTGACGTTGTCAAAACTGACAACACTTTAGATTCTACAATAGAGTTTGAATCTCAGTTGGTTTAATCCTCTCCATAGATATCTTTCTTCTCTTTACAGTTTTCCATAATAAGATTCTCCAAAAACTTATAAATTTTTATCCCGCGTTTTTCACAGTACTTTTTTAATATCTCGTGTGATTCAGGGGATATTTTGATATTCTTTATTTCTTTAGTTGTTTTCATAGGTAGAAAAAAGGTAGAATAAATTCATACTCATTACAAATAGATATTAAAAAGTCAAGTTTTTTCACTTAGATATGAATATTTATCATTAAAATAAATCTGCAATAGAATAATTAAAGCATGGCAACACAAGTAAATCAAAAGGTATACGTATCGCCTGGAGTATATACGTCTGAAACTGACTTATCATTTGTAGCTCAAAGTGTAGGTGTAACTACATTAGGTTTGGTGGGAGAAACAATTAAAGGTCCCGCATTCGAACCTATTTTTATCACAAACTACGATGAGTTTCAAGCATTTTTTGGAGGCACTGAACCTACAAAATTTATAAACACACAAATCCCTAAGTATGAAGCGGCATATATTGCAAAGTCATACTTACAACAATCCAACCAACTTTTTGTAACAAGAGTATTAGGTTTATCAGGTTATGATGCTGGACCTTCTTGGAGTATTAAAGTAACTGCAAACGTTGACCCATTAACCATAGGTCTTAGTCCTGTGACTGGTACAACATTTACGGCTAATTTCTCAGGTTCATCTTCAGGAAATACTGTAACATTTATAGGTGGAGCATTACCTCCACAAGTTCTTGCAAACTTTAATAATCAATATAGATTGTCTGATGGTAGTACATCTACTTTAGCATTGGACTTTACAAGTAATCTTGATAACATCATGGATACTCCATCGTTATCTGCAAATACTGCAGTTGTCTACGGAGTTCTTCCTGAGAGTGATTTTTACACTTTAACTGGAACATATTCAAATGTTATAAATGAATATGGATGTGACACCGTTAACATCGCGACCAACGATTTGTCTTCTGATGAGAACGACCCATGGTATTATGCTAACTTTGATATTACATCAGGAAATGCTTATTCAGGATATTCTTTCTTCTATAATGTTAGTTCATTAACTTCGGGAGCGTCATCTACATTTACTGGTACTATTACAGGTAAAACATATACTTACTCAGGGACTGCATATTATGACTACAACAACATGGTTGTTGCAACTTTACGTTCAAGAGGTATCTCTTTATTTACTAATAGTACTACAAGTGATAATCATGGTCCGATATATGAAGTAAGTGGATTAACTGATTTACAGTTAGTTTGTACTGAACAATATTCAGGAGTAACACAATCACCTTTCGAATCATTCTTAATTTCAGGTGTAACTAAAGATGGAGACAATTTCTCTTTTGAAACTTCAATGTCAGCATCATCTTCTAAGTATATTACAAAAGTATTGGGTGTTGATAACTTCGGTAAATCAAGAAATGAAGTTCCTGTATTTGTTGAAGAAATTTACCCTGGAACTTTAAATTACGCTTACAATCAAGGATACATTCGTGGTTTGAATTGTAACTTAATTGCACTTGAAGGAGCTAGAAGTGAGGACCCGCAATCAATCGCTTATAATGTGACTCAATATAAGTCACCAAGTACACCTTTCTTAGTTTCTGAACTTAGAGGTAATAAGGTTTATAACTTATTCAAGTTCATATCAATTTCTGATGGTAATGCTGCAAACACAGAAGTAAAAGTTTCTATCTCTAACTTGTCATTTAATAATATGACATTTGATGTATTGGTTAGAAATTTCTTCGACACTGACGCTAACCCTGTGGTAATTGAGAAATTTACAAATTGTAATATGGACCCATTGTCTAATAATTTCGTTGCTAAGAAAATCGGTTCAAGTGACGGAGAATATGCATTGATTTCACGTTACATTATGATTGAATTGGCGGACGAAGCTCCAGTTGATGCAATTCCTTGTGGTTTCTACGGATACACTCAAAGAGAATATGCTTCTGTTGTTAACCCTTCACCAGTTCCAATCTTTAAAATAAAATATTATTTCCCTGGAGAAGTTATTTATAATCCTCCATTTGGAGCACCAACCGATGTAACTGAATCTTCAGGAGATATTGTTAGAAGAAGTTATTTAGGTTTCTCAAGTCAATTTGGAATTGATGATTCATTCTTACAATACAAAGGTACACAAAATCCTTTGAATTGGGTGGCATCTCCACTACCTGTTGAGGGTCAAACTTGGAATTACTTAAGTAAAGGTTTCCATATGGACTCAGGTGCTACAGTTGTAACACTTGCTAATTCATTTTTAACAAGTGGTCAAACAGCATTCGAATGTGGTGTTGCTGACTTTACAAGAGACCCTGAAACTCAAGAAAACCCTTACTATTTTATTTACTCAAGAAAGTATACGGTATGTTTCGCAGGTGGTTTTGATGGATGGGACATTTATAGAGAATTTAGGACAAACCAAGACAGGTTCCAAGTTGGAGCAACAGGTTTCTTGGCCGGAGCATCTCCGTCTCAAAGATATCCAAATGCAACTGGTACGGGATTGTTTAAAAGAATTGTAGTTCAAAACAATACTCAAGATTTTGCAAACACTGACTACTACGCTTACTTACTTGGTATCTTGACGTTCGCTAATCCTGAATCAACTAACATCAACGTATTTGCAACATCAAGTATTGATTATGTAAACAACTCTAACCTTGTAGAAGAAGCTATCGACATGGTACAATTCTCAAGAGCGGATTCAGTTTATATCGCAACTACTCCTGATTACAACATGTATACTCCTGATGCTACTAATCCTCAAGATATTATTTATCCTCAGGAATCAGTAGATAACTTGGATAACACAGGTATTGATTCTAACTACACCGCAACTTATTATCCTTGGATTCTTACAAGAGATACTGTTAATAACACACAAATCTATTTACCTGCAACAGGTGAAGTTTGTAGAAACTTAGCATTGACCGATAACATCGCATTCCCTTGGTTCGCTTCAGCGGGTTACACAAGAGGTCTTGTGAACTCAATCAAAGCGAGAGTGAAGTTGACTCAAGAAGACAGAGATACTTTGTATCAAGGTAGAATCAACCCTATCGCAACATTCTCTGATGTTGGAACTGTAATTTGGGGTAACAAAACCTTACAAGTTGCTGATACGGCACTTAACAGATTGAACGTAAGAAGATTGTTACTTCAAGCACGTAAGTTGATTTCAGCAGTAGCGGTAAGATTGTTATTCGAACAAAACGATCAAATCGTTAGACAACAATTCTTGGATAGTGTTAACCCTATCTTAGATTCAATTAGAAGAGACAGAGGTCTTTATGATTTCAGAGTTACAGTTTCTTCTTCACCTGAAGACTTAGATAGAAATACATTAACAGGTAAGATATACTTAAAACCTACGAAGGCGTTAGAATTCATCGATATCGAATTCTTCATTACTCCAACAGGAGCTTCGTTCGAGAATATCTAATAATTAATAGGGGGGGTAAAATCCCCCCTTTAGCCAAATGAAAAAAGTATTTACAGAAGGATTTAAAAGTGAGGGCACTCCAGACTTAAAATATTATGCGTTCGATTGGGACGATAATATTGTTCATATGCCGACTAAAATTTTAGTACAAGATGAGAGTGGGAATGAAGTTGGAATGTCTACTGATGATTTTGCTGAGTTCAGACATCAAATAGGTAAAGAACCATTCAGTTATAAAGGTAACACGATTGTAGGATATAGTGATTCTCCATTCAGAAACTTCAGAACCGATGGGGACAAAAGTTTCTTAGTGGATGCTATGAGAGCAAAAACAGGACCGGCTTTTGATGATTTCAGAGAAGCGATTAATAATGGGTCAATATTTGCGATAATTACTGCGAGAGGGCACAACCCAAACACTATAAAAGAAGCAATTTATAACTATATTATAGAGGGGTTCAACGGGATAGACAAAGACGAATTAATTAAAAATCTTAAAAAATATAGGTCTTTTATAGGTGAAGATGAAATGAGTGATGAAG